GTATCTAGGATTCATGTTTAAGTGCTGCCCCTGCAAAAATGCGAAAGCAGCAGGGGACGTTCAACGAACGACTTTAATATAATCCTCATTGTGCGCGGTCAATTCTATTTCATGGTTTAACCATTTTATTTACTAAAATATTTTCATCTTTATATTGATTTATGTATACACAAATCAAAAACCTGTTATAATGATTTATGTAGACAGTAATCAAATGGAGAGAACATCATGCAAAGACTTAGCGAATTAAAATCATCATCAGATATCCTTGTCGAAACCTCTTTAGTTGCTGGAAAGAGCCATCACACAATATCTTTGGATAAGGGCTTGTTTTTCTGGACAGAGGGCCTTTCAATGGCTTCTTATGAGCCTCAAAATCGCGCTTACGCAAATATGTATAATGTCATTCCTACTGATTTTGATTTTCGCTCTTGGGTTTGGAGTATGTGCCATGACTAAATCAACTCGTGGTGGCGTTCGTGAGGGTGCTGGTCGTCCTAAAACGGAAAAGACTATGATGGTTAGGGTTCCTCTTGGCTGTGTTGATGCCGTCAAGGCGCTTATCGCTAGATATAAAACCACTTCAACTGAGTCGGACGGTCAAACTGATTGGGTGGGCAAGAAATGAATCTTTTTTTATCCGCTTATGAGCGTAGCGAATGGATGTTGAGGGCTGGCCCGACGCAAGGGAGCAGCGCTCCCTCTAATCTTTGATTTCCCTTCCTGCAGACTCTTATCTTTTAGCTTGCACAATTCTTAAAGCACCTCTTTTTCTCCAGGTCGTAGACAAAACCAGCTTAAAGCAATTTTCTCGGGCTCACATATGAAAAAAAAACCCCCGTTCTGTCTTACGGGGGTTAACTTACATATTTCATCTGACATTATTCACAGGTCATGATTTTTTCTCTTTCATCCCCGCTTCTATTTGCTCTGAACTACTAACCATAACTGTCATTTTTATGATCTCTTTGATGAATTCCTTTCTTTCCTTGGGAAGCCTATCGATCATCTTGCTCAAATAGACTGAACTTGTGCTTTGGTCGCCAAAAACGATTTCATCAATTGATGTGTTTAATGCTGTGGAGATAGCGACCAGCGTTTCTAAGTTCGGGTTCTTTTGTTCACCTCTTTCAATTCGTGACATTTGGGCAGTTGATATACCTGCCTTATCTATGAGTTCTGATCGGCTCATACCAAGACTTTCACGCTTGAGCTTAATATTCTCTCCAATAGTCATGTTTTGGCCTTTAAAGATTCATGTATGAACTATTTTAAGCTATTTACTTGCATAGTTGATCTATCGTTTGTATGCTTGCGCTATTAGTGTTGCATGGATGATCTGTTTGATGAACAAGCAAGCCGTTATTTACTACCAAGATATGACCGAAGTGGGGATGGGTTTCCTCACTTTGTCGTCTTTTTGGGGTGAACAATGGTTTACGTCTTTATCCGCTATCCGTCTTGATATGGTTCACCACTATGGCAATGATTTTAAAATCGTTGATATGAACCAACTAAATGATGAAGCAATGAAAGCGTTGGAGGCGTTCCATGCAAGCCTCTAATTTGCTTAGTCGTTTTTGGTTAACAGATAGATTCGGTCATTTGTGCCAGTCTAAGCCTCTTAATCCTGATGAAGTTGTCTATAGCCGTGATAACAGTCCATCAAATTATGTCAAAGGCACAAAAACTCCGTTGTTACCGTGTTTTGCCAATAAATCAATTTCTTACGCTCAACGCCTTGGTCATGTTGGTTTTGATCATTTAGCGTTCACTATTCGTTTAAACAAGTTTGAAAAATTGCCTTGTGATGCTTGGGTCAAGTTGCCTGTTTATAAAACTTATCCTGATACGGTCGAGGGCTTAGATCTTTTCCAAGAACACGTTTTGTTGGTTCGTCATTTGCGTTTAGAGCAATTTGTAACTCGCGTTCTTGGTTTAAAGCTGGGTTCTACGCGCAATTATGGCCGCTTTTTCTATACCCAATCACGTGAATTGTTGGATAAAAAAGGCAAGGCTTCTGTTGGTTTTATTGCGTTTGGTGGCAATGACGATACGGTTTATTTTCAAATTTCTGGCACTGGCTGCAAGCATGTTTTTACTCACACTAACGGTCATCGTTTGCATCACTGGCTATCTTTTTTTGATGTTAAAGTCCTTCGCCGTTTAGACCTTTTCTATGACGATTTTGACGGTAATTTTGATTGTAAATATGCTGAGCTAGCCTATCGAGACGGTGCTTTTAAGCGTGCTAAAGGCGGCAAGAATCCCAAGATTTCAGAAACTTACGACCGTGATGATACCGGTCTTTTAGGTGAGATTGTTCGTATTGGTTCGCGTACATCATTGGTTTACTGGCGTATCTATAACAAAGCGCTAGAGCAGGGCGTTAAGCAGACTTGGTATCGTACTGAGGTTGAGCTAAAGGATGTTTCTATTGATGTTTTACTGGCTCCAGCTAAGCACTTTGCGGGTCTATGTCCTTTCTCTGAATCTATAAACTTATCTGAAAAACATGCTTTATCCCCTGTTTTTAAACAAAAAAAATCAGTCACTTTAACTCTTGAGGCAAAAACTCAATGGTTAAGGCGTCAATGTGGTCGTGCAATTTACGACTTGGTTGAGGACTGGAAGCTCTCCGCGGAGGAAACGCTAATAGCGTTGGTCGGAAACGATCCCAAACATGGCGGCAAATTATCTGCCCCTGAATATTACTCAGAAATAATAAGGTTCTAGCTATGAAAAAAGTAATTTTTATTTTAGGTGTTGAGGCCGCTAAAGGCGTTGGTAAAACCTCTGGTAAGCCTTATGAATTTGGCAAAATTTTCAACTTAACTCCAGTTCGCAACTGGGAAACCGAAAAAGGGCGCAGTTCTCACAAAGGTTTTACTGTCGATGAAGAAAAATGCGTTGTTTGCCATATTGATGCATTACCTCAATTGCAGCGTTTGGAGTATCCATGTTTTGCTGAGGTTGATATCGATATCGATCCAGAAGATATGAGCTCAACCATTATTGTTGGTGCGACTCTTGTTCAGCATGTCGATATCTTTAATCCACCAAAGAAAGTGATTTAAGCCCTATGTCACTGGTGACGCTATGAGCAGAAATAAAGATTACGAAATTCGCCAAAAACAGAAGGGACTTAAAAAAGTCACTCTCTGGGTTCCCGATACTGTCGAAGTTGAATTTAAACAGTTATCTGAATTTTGTTGCGAAAATCGTGATTACTATCCTTCTCTAGCTCGCCACTTTACCACTGGACGAGTAAAGAATTTTTTAAGGTGATTGTCATGGAAGATAAAGTATTTGGTTTTTGGGTTTGCTCTTGTTGTCACTCTGTATTTAATGGCGAAACTGAACAGCCATTTAATATAGATACAAATGATTTTTCAATGTGCACTTTGCGATATTACAAATGCAGAGTGCCAATTAAGCGGAGTAACAGCAGATGAATATTAGCGAATTACTTTTAGCTTTAGTGGTTCTAATTCCTTTCTGTATTGGTTGGGGGAATGGTGAATCATGGAAGTAGTAGATTTAACTTTTTGGCAATCCATAAATATGGATTTGCTTATTGAATTAGTCGGACTTGGTTTGTCCAGCTATGCACTCGGGTACGCTGTCGGCTACAAGCTTCACTTGTTCCGTATGTTTGCTCACATATCAACGTAGGGAGTAATGATTATGAAATATTTAAACGCTGCTAAAAAATTCGGTACTAAGTTAGCAATCGGTACTGTTGGCTCTATCGGTCTTGTAGCAACTGCTTCGGCTGATGATGGTGGTGAAGCTGTTTTTACAGCATTAGGCGCTAAAGCAACTGCTTATGAAGGCTACGCCTGGGGTCTTCTTGCTATTGTGATGACCGCTATTATTTCAATTAAACTGTTTAAGAAATTCACCACTAAAGCCGTATAAGGTAATTAAATATGAAAGGGCTGCTAAAAGCGTTCGGGCTGATTGCAGCCCTTTTTATTTTAAATTCTCACGCTAGTATTTATAATGATTCAACTTATCTTCATCCCACAAATTCTATAGTTTATACAGTTTACTATGGCTCTATTGTCGAGACTGGCTCTGATTTGCAGTTAACCGCTATAGCTGTTTGTGAGCGCGACCAACATGCGTCAAATGTTGTTTCTCGTGTTATTATTTCTGTTAATGAAACTAATAAAAATCTCACTTGTAAAGTTGGTTACATAAAAGACCAGTACGATAATATTGGTTATATTAATAGAATTTATACTTATTCCGAAAATTTGTCTGACAAAAAATGTCCTCCTTCGTCAAATGACCTATATACGTTTTCATACGATACTGATTTAGACGGCAATATTGATAAATGTTTTAATCCTGCTGAGCTTGATAATAATTCAAAGTGTTCTGATTTATTTAATTCTGGCTCCATTCTTACTGCTGGTTCTAATACATCTTTTTTAGTTTGTAAGACTTTTGATGATGGTTCCCGTTGTGCGTTCTCTCGTGTTGAACAAGGTTCCACACCTTATTACCAGCCTAATCTTGAGAAGGGTTGTTTTGGCGATGCTGAAGAAATTCCTGATTACGATAACGACAATCCACCATCTCCTCAGCCTGAGCAATGTACTCCTTACTTTGGCGGTTTTGCATGTGCTGCTGACCCTAAGAACTATTGTTCTTCAACTGGTGTTTGTGTTGACGGCTGCGGATACGTTAATGACCAGTTTATTTGCTTTAGAGATGAAGAGTGTAAGGGGGCATCTTGCGAACCCGCTCCAGTAAACTGCGAAACAGTTCCTGATGCACCAATTTGTAAAGACAAAGAAACCACCCCTGAGCCTTCATTTTGTGAAAAAAATCCAACCGTTGAAAGCTGTCAAAGTGGTTCTAATTTTTGTAAAAAAAATCCTCTTTCACCTAGTTGTCAGCTTGGTGGTGATGGTACTGGTTCTGGTGGTAGCAAGTTCGTTCTCGATTACGATAAGCTAATTCAAGGAATGAAGGACGCTGCAAAGACTCTTATTGATGAAACACCTATTCCTGATAATACAGCTATGGACAAATCCCTAGATGATGAAAATAAAGCTATAAAATCAGATTATGATAATTTTCTAAATGATGGTGTATTTAGTGAAATAAGAAATACTTCTCAGAGGCCAATATTTTCATCTTTAGAAACTTTATTTCCAACTGGCTCTGGCACTTGCAGCTTTAATTTTGGCAAGTTCAGCATAGAAATATGTTCAACTGCTGAAAAACTTAGAGAAATACTCTATTGGGTTTTTTCTATTTTAACTTTGATTTACCTAAGACACCTTTTTTATCAAACTATTCGAACCTCAGCGGGGAAATAAACATGCCAGGACCTTTAGCCTTATTAGGTATACCAGCAGTTGTTGCACTGATACAGCGTATTGTTACCGCTGTAATGATTTACTTTGCAACTAAACGAGTTTTAAAAATAGGTTTTTCTTTAACATTTTTAGGTTTGTTTGCTGCTGGCCTTCAAGAGCTTTTTGATACTTTTGAAGGTTATGTTTCTCAGCTTCTTGTTAATGCACCAACTGAAATAGCTGCTGCTGGACTATTTCTGCCTTCCAATACTGGCACTTGTATCGGCATAATTCTTTCTGCTGAAGCCGCTTGCGCCATATTTACTATCGGTGGTTATATTTTAGAAAAACAATGGGAGACAGTAAAATAATGGCTGTTTACGTTGTTACAGGGAAGCTAGGCTCTGGTAAGACACTTGTTGCCGTCTCACGTATACAAGAATATTTAAATCAGGGCAGGGTTGTTGCGACTAACTTAAATTTAAAACTAGAATTTCTAGTTAATCCATTTGCTAAGAAGGTTAAGGTTATTCGTTTATCTGATAGACCTACATCTGATGAATTAGATTCTTTGCCATCGCCTTATGAGGGCGATTATTCAGAAGAGAAAAGTGGTTTATTAGTTTTTGATGAGTGCGCTACTTGGTTTAATTCAAGAACGTGGAATGACAAGGGACGAACAGCTTTAATTAATTGGCTTTTACATGCTAGAAAATTAGGTTGGGATATTATTTTTATTATCCAGAACGTAACAATGATGGACGCTCAAGCCCGTGAGGGCTTTGCTGAGCATGTCGTTCACTGTAGGCGTCTCGATAGGTTATCTATTCCTTTTGTTACTTGGTTTTTTAAGATGGGCGGCTTGAGTGTTAGGCCTCCAAAGCTTCACTGGGGCTTAGTTAAGTACGGTGCATCTGATTCATCCCCAGTTATTGAGAAGTGGGTTTACACAGGTACAGCGCTTTACAATGCCTATGATACTCGCCAAGTTTTTACTGAGGGTTCTTGCGGTATGCACTCAATGCTTCCGCCTTACACGATTTATGGGAGTCACACTAATGCAAGCGAACATTCAAAGCGTCGATTTAACAGTGCCGTCAATAAATTTCTCTCAAGCGCTAAGCCTCGTGCGGCCTTTTTCATTGGCCTGCTGTTGTCATCTGTAGTTTGGTTTTTGATTCCATCAAATGAAAAAAATTCAGCAGAACAGCAGCAGGCCTCATCTAAACAGTCTTCCAAACAATCTGAGGTTGCGCTTCCTTACAATCCTCTTGATGGTGTTGCCATAACAGCCAGCGTCAAGGGTTCTCATAGTTTCGACTACGTTTTTCAACGCGGTGATGATGTGTTTTATCCTGAGCATTTAGACTATCAAGTAAGATTTGTGTCTGACTGCAAAGCGGCCTTAATTCGTGACAAAGAGGTTGTTTATTTAACTTGTTCGCCTTATCGCTCGCCGAGCGTAGCGCCTCAGCCCCGTGAGGGAGCTGTGGCGCCGCGAGACGAGTCTCAGCCTAGTCAAGTTGCTAAATCTGATTCAAGCCAATCAGAAAGCATTACAGCCAGTAATTGATTTACTTGCTAACTAATTGTTCAAGGTATATTTTCTTTTTATTTTGTTTAAGGACGAATAATGGATTTTCTTAAGCTCTTAGTTAAGTATTCATCTCATATTGTGATTGCTGTGATCTTCTTTTCTTTGGGTATGATTTACACCGATTCTCAATGGGTTGATATTACTTCAAATCTTCAAAGCCTCTGCAAGACACCTTTTAGCCGTTAATCTATAACTGCGCACAATGTATATTATGTTAAATATGACGGCTAGAGATTAACAGACCTTAATTAAATTGTGTGGCTTGTCATTCCAAATGAATTTTGTGTCATTTCGTGATTCTGATTTTTGTTTATAGATATCAATACCATAAGTTATTCTACCAAAAAGCTTGCTCCATTATAGTGCAAAACTGTTCATCCAGACCGCATTAAACTTTGTGTTTGCTGCTTTTTGACAAAGCGC